CGGACTTTTTTTCCTAGTACCCCCTGCCAGCGTCCCAACTGGTAGGGGTTTTCTTATGCTTGCTGATCGTGATGCTCCCTATGATGAATGGGGCATAACCAGCGCACTTCCAAAGGTTTACTGTAGTCATCATGATGACCATGAACGTATTTTGCTCCGCACACCTCACACGGCTCCTTACTCAATCTGCCATCTCGAATTGCATTTGAAACAGCGTTGTGGGCGTTGTATTTATCTGGGTTTTTTTCCCGCCAACGCCTAGAAGAAGCATTAATACGTTTGCGCACGGAAGGGTCGCTTTGGTATCTCTTGACATCATATTGCCTGTAATATTCCACCTTATCAGCCCTGTTCTTTCTGACATCAATCTTGGTGCAATATTTGCACTTTCCAATATGTCCATCAGCCATCGCTTTATGCTTGTAAAATTCTGTGTAGGGCTTTTCAGCCCCACACCTATAACACTTTTTCATAGCCCAACTCCTTATCGCCTCTCAGCGACTATAACAGAAGCTGGGTCAATTAAAAGGGATTTCATCGTCTCCCAGGGCGTCGGCCATTTCCTGCGCTGGTGACGCTGTTGGCGCTGCGGCTGGGCCAAAGTCATCCAAAGATGCGTCCACACCGCCAGCCATCGTCGTTGGCACTTCGTCAAAGTCATCGAGGCCACCGCCCCCATACACTGCGTGAGTGACTTGCACTGTGTCAATAAGTAGCGAGATGCCACCGTTGCCGTCTGGATCGGTCACAGGATACGCAGTGACCTTCAGGTTGCCCTTTGAGCCACCCCAGAAAGCCACATCGGCCAGCGGTTGCTTTGAGCCGTCGATAACGCGAGGTTTTTCGTTAAGTGCGCCTTGACCGTTAACGCCGTTGCGCTTGGCGCGGAACTCATAGTTGCCGTTCTCCAGCTTTTTCATGCCGAATACCTTGGTGAAGGGGGATTTGGTCTGGCATGTCTCATAGTGCGCCTTTAGCTCGGCGTGAAGTTTGCTCGCTTCATCCTTGCTCATTTCCCACCCGATTGAGTATGACGCGCCGGAGGCTGTTGGCGCGCATTCTTCGCTTTTCTTCTCGGATGTGTTGAAGCGATAGGTCGCATTGAGGCGAGGGTATTTGAACTCGACGTTGCGGATCATTACGCTTTTGAAGTCAGTGTTAGCCATAGTATTTTCTCCTAGTTAAATGTCGGCTTGTAGCCATCGTGGCAGATCAATCACGTTTGTGATGTCTGACCAACCAGTGTCCCATTTTTGACTTTGGTTGGCTTTTGCAATCTTGTCGAGGGTCAGGTGCATTTGCTGAGTACCCCATTCAAGATATTCGGGTGATAGAATGTTGGTTGATACAGCATATGGAGCTGCCTTTTCAACATTCACGAAGACGAATTGGTTGGCCTCATAGCCAGCCAGGTTCAAGCAGTAGATATAGAACGCCGCTTGGATGGCGTAGTTATATGTGTGCATGTCCTTTGCCACGCCGCGTGGGCTGGCATCCTGACAGGTTTTGAGGTCATAGATGACGCCTTTTGCGTCCCAGTAGCTATCGGGCCTGCATTTGAGCTGCAATCCGCTCACTGGGTCTGTAGTGAAAAAGCTCGCTTCATTGACCGTTGTTGGACCTGCCATGCGCTGACCTGCTGGATGGAAAAGCACACTGTGTGCCATCTCCTGCGCCAGATCATAGTCGCCGCAAGTTAGGAGGGTTTTACCTTCTGCCTGCGCCTGTTCGTGCAGTTCTGACCATGCTTTGCCTCGGCGGGTTTCCGGTCCGCGTATCATTCCGGCGCCGTCTTCAAGCACCATTGAGTGAGTGCAAGTGCCGAGGTCGAAGGCAATGCTGGATTTGTAGACTTTGGTTTTCCAGTGTGCCAGCGACTTGCTATGGACTAGCTTCACGTCAGATGAGCTGATCGCGTCTTCGTCGTGATATTCGGCATTGGTTAGGTCTGTTCTCATCATTTTACACCTCAACATCTTTCCCATCGGTCTCTTCCTTATTCAAGATTTCAATCCTGATTGCCGGGCGGCATACCATAGCCTCTGAAGCGAGCTTAATTCGTCCTGCGCCATAGCCCAGCCCTTGCCGTGACCCAGATCAACCTCCTGCGCCTTATTCATAAACGTGGCTTTTGAGGCGTAACCAACCACGTTAAGTTGATTAGGCTCAATCTGGCAGACCAGCACAGCGCAATCCGCTTTGAACGCCTCCTTGCGCTTAAACAGTAACCTGCCGCTCTTATGAAACGTGGCTTTTACGTCCACAGAAATATCATCTAGCCAGAGGTCACACCCATCGTCCACGCCAATCGCGTGCTGATGCGGAATGTTGAAAACCTTAGACACGGCGACTTCAGCCTTAACGCCCAGCAAATCCAAATCTGCGTCAGACCTGCTTTTATCCTTGCGCTGATTAACAACGCCAGACACCCTAGCAAGCTGCCAGCGCATAGCCGCAGCCTGCTTGCATTGCGACATCTCTTTCGGTGATAATTGGATTAGCATCCGAATTTCTCCCTTGCAATATAGCAATTAGTTAGTCGGTCAGCGGGGATCATGATAAGTATCGATAATTTTGCAAATATAGGAACGTAGTTTTTTGGTGTGATTTGGCTGGTTTTCTTCAATCCAATATTGCGAAAGATCCTCTAAATGGGCCATCGGATGACGACTCGAGTAGACCCCGTCAATTTGCACAACTGTTTTTGCATCCTTTGCAATAACTATTAAGTAACCATCTTTCATCCTAATTTCTCCCCTATTTCTTCTCGGGCATGGTTTGCAATCATTCCAGCAACTGTAGTCAACCCAATAAACAGATCAAGTTGATCGCTCTCCGCTCGCTGTCTTGCAAAGAGAACATCTGGAATTTGGATTTCCTCCCACCCCAAGATTTCTTTACTTTCTGTCAATAAATCGTTGCGGCCTTGCGCTGCGATCAATCCAGTTAAAGCGGCGCAATATATCTGCATGTAGTCTTTGTCATTCATCCGAATTTCTCCCTCGCAATATAGCAGAAGGTATCAAAATCAACCTCTGCCGTGTAATCGTGATCGCAGTCAGTTAACGCAGCCAGCGGGATCACACATCGCATTGGCTTGCGGTCGTATTTGTATATCAGGCATGGCATCTTTTGCTCACGCTCGGCGGCGGTTTTGACTTGCTCCCACCAGCCTATTGAGCCGCCGATTGGGCCGTCCTTGTAACGCTTTAGCTCCAAGGTAAACGGGAATGCCGGATCGTCTGGGATCAGGTCAGCGTGAGCGCCAGCACGATATTGCTCCAGATCACGCTTGAAGCCAATGCCCAGCTCATCGCGAAGCATGTTGGCAACTTCCCGCTCAAATGATGCGCCCTTATTGCGCCCGTTGACCATCAGTCCGGCTGCGGCTGCGTAACTTCAATGCCAGCATCAGCCGCCCTTGCTACAGCGGAACTGCGCACGAATGCTGTAAAAGATAGCCCAGATCGGCGCGCCGCTTCTGCGATGGCTTCCTTCTGGGCCTGGGTAAACCCTATCAACTGCTTGTGATCCATCGGACCCTCCTATGTTTGCCCCTCCTGCTTAATATTAAATAAATATTAGTGCAAGCGAAAAATATCTATTGCGCATATTGTTATAATATGTGATGAAGAGCTACAGAAAGTAAAACAAAGGAAGTCTGTAATGCACACTAAATCAATCATCGTAACCAACGTCCACTTTCATGGCTTTGCATTTGCTTATGACCCAGAGACCACTGAGGGCGTGTTTATCCCAGCGGGTGTTATCGAGGGCCACACAGTGAACGCTGGCGACAGCATTAATGTTGTCTTGATTCCCAATTACTCTGACAAGGCCAGCTCGACGCCTTGGATGGCAATCAAGATTGAAAACGGTGTTAAGTTCCCGCAGCCTGAGACCACCGCAGAGGTCATTGAGCTGCCAGAGCCAGAGCCGGAGCCGGAGCCATTGTCGCCGCAGAAGCTCGACAAGGCTGTCTTTGCTTACATTGGTGAGACGAAATACTGCACCACCGCCGAGATTGCTGAATACCTTAACATTGACAGCAAGACCGCAGGTAACTCGGCCCAGCGCAATTTTGCCGCCGGACGCATTGCCAAGGCTGCTGTCTATAACCGCGTCGGCCTGACCAAACCCAACTTTATCCTGTGGGCCATGAACGCCTCTGATTTTGTGGAGGTTTGATCGTGAGCAATCTAATTAACTGTACTGAATGCGATGGTGATGGCAC